GTAAACTAAAACCCTCACGTACAGTTGGTATCACTGTGTCCACATTAAAGGCTACAGGAGCTACTAAAGTGAAAACAATGAGACCTAGTATCACAAAGAAGATAACTCGTCTGTTAAGGGCAGCATAAGGACTCTCTTTAGAAGCAGCATCTCTAGCATCTTGTAAACTCTGAGACCTAGCAGCCATAATGTCTAGCATCTGAGTGGTAGCATCAGCCTTAGCTTGTTGATTCATAGCGAATAACTTAGCAAAGAATCCTACTAAGATAGGTGCTAGGCTAGTAAGCAAACTAATCAAGAGATTTAGTCCAACGCTCTATGCGTGTCATCATAGCATTACAGAAGTATTTAAACTTATTCAGTATCGTTAGCTTTAGGTATCTGCCCCTGCTGTCTCTTACTTTTTGATTAGTCCTTGCCATTACTTGCCATCCTTTCTAATAATGCCGTAGATATCACTTAACATCTTTTTAATCTCTACCATATCAGTCTTGTAATCTTCTTTTAAGACGTAATTAAGCGGCATATGAGTCTGACAGCTATTAATATTTTGCTCTAACTTGTTTACTGTGTCAGCTAGTCTGCTCATAAACCAACCTAGCATTGCTATGATAACGCCTACTAGTGTTAGAAAGATGTCTGATAATTCCATACATAATCCTTAAATAGAAGCTAACTTCAGTTCATCAACAGTAGTCATAGTGTCTACTTGGTCTGTAATATCACGTAGTCTTGTCTTTTCAGTAACAATATCAGCAGTATCAGAACCATCTTCTAATGCTCGTGAGAAAGCGATGTCTTGTGCTTCAAGTAAAGGCTTACGCTCTGCTCTAAGACGGTCTTTAGTAATGTCTTTGGCTTTGTCTATATTAATAGTAATCATTTTGTACTCCAAGTTGAGTCTGGTGATACTTCCCAAGCGTTTCTAAAGGCTCTATCGCTTGGCACTTCTGATGTATCTACAATCTTGTATTTAGCACCAGTTGGCACATCTTTAATACAGTCATTAACATCTGCTGATGGGATAATTACTGCTACACCTTGTGTTGTTTGATAAATAATTCTTTTCATATTAATCTCCGAATACTGTTACAACTACTATATTACAATCAATGGCAGCATTATCACTAGTCCTGTGGTGGGCCTGTTGTAGACTCGTTGTTGTGGCAATAGGATTTGCTACTCCAATAGGTAAACCACTCGTAGAATCAGCGGTGCTACTATAAACGTAATTACTGTTAGACATAGCATTGCTAAAATTAGTAGTGTAATCTGCTGTACCGTTATCAGTAATACTCGACACATTATGACTATCTCTAATAGCCACTGTACCAGTACCATTAAAGTTCACCCAAGCCTTAGCAGTAAACTGTGATAATCCTCTGCCGTCTGATGTAATACGCAGACGCTCATTATTTACACCATCTGCTGCCGAATAAAGAGCCAAATCAGCATCATAAGTAACACCAGTACCAGCAGTATAAGAGTTTGATGCAACTGATTTAATAGCACCACCATAACGTGTATCACTTGTATCAGTTTTCTGATTAAATTCAATACCAACTTTAGTACCAATTCCATTTACAGTACCAGTAACTCCAAAAACGGCTGGGTCAGCACCATATACTTCTAATGCGTATGTGCTTAAAGTAGTGGTAGATGCTGTTTTGCCAATAATAACATTACCACCACCCTCAACGTGAATTCTTGTAGAACCGTTGGTTTCAATGCCTAAATCATAGTTATCATTATTACCAATCGTTCTATCAGCAGTAGCAGTATCACCGCCATTGCTAAAATCACCACCAGCAGTACCTAATTCTGTATTGATATTAGTAAAGTTAGCGTCCATTTCAGTATGGGTTAATGCCGAGCCTTTACCACTCCTTGTTACTATGGTTGCCATATTTCTATACTCCTATATATTTTGTTGATATTGTATCATATTAAATAAACTCCACTACTATCCTTATAATGGGTTTCTGCGTACTCACGAGCAGTTATCTGAATCAAACCACTCTGATCTGTTTCTAATGAAAGAATCATAAACTTACGTGTTCTGTCTAATAGATCGTGGTCAATTGATACAATATCGCCCACTTCAAGGTTAGCGTGTTTAATAGATGTAGCAAATGAGATTGCTAAAGGTGTTTGTTTTAAACGATTGCCCGAAGCATCTTCGGTATAACGCATTGTGTTCAAAGTGATTTCTGCTAATTCACCCGCTTGAGTAGCATTAGTAATACCTTTAATATCTAATACTTTCTCTACCGTTTGACCATCAAGCGTTTGTAAGTCGCTGCTTTCTTTAACTACTTGAGCAGATAACCATTCATCTGTTGGGTTGATGTATTTAACAATAATCTTGTTAGCAATCTCACGGTTGCCTTTCATTGACATATTAAGCGTGTTATTAATAATGTCAGCATCAGTCAATGTAGCAACTGAAGTCTGTGATTTAGCATCAATTTTTAACTTCCATTTGTTTTCAGAGTGAACGATCTGACCACGACAAGTTGCCAATACATCTTGAATAGTTGATTGAATGTTGGCTTGTTGGATTAAAGCAAGATTACAAGTCCAAGCGTTAGTATTACATTTAGTTTTAACATCATAGAATGAAGCAATATCAATATCAGCATCTGGAATAGCCAAACCATCACCAAGCAAATCTAATACAATCTCTGCTGGGTTAGTTGAATAAGTCGTTGATGTGCTAATTGTTGAAGCATCAGTAATCGTTCTAATCTCTTTGCCCTCCATCTCAATCAAGATATTAACTAATTGAGTGTTCTTATTCTGCTGACCATCATATATCTGGTGAACTGCTAAATAAGCAACATCTGCTGGAATAGTAATATTATCAAGACCAAGTGTTGAACCAGTTGATTCAGAGCCAGAAGTATCAGTTACAAAATTAACTGTATCAAGGTCTGTTGCTGTTGTTGAAGCATCATACCATTTAACTTGCGCACCATAACTCTCGTATTTGTTAGAACCAAGAGAAGTTAATTCCTCATCGCCACCATATATCTTATTGATCGTATTAATATCGTGTCCAGCAATAGCAATAATCGCCCAGTAATCACGGTTATAACCTTTAGAAGCATCATCACCATTAATAGAATCATTAGTTGTTTGGTAGATAATGTTTCCAGCAATACGGTGTTTACCATATACAATTGGAACTGCGTTAGTGTTAGACTTCTGTGTTTGTAATTTAACACCAGCGTGAGAATCTACACCACCTAAATCACCAATATCTGGGGCATCTGGCGTAAAGGCTGAACCAGCAATTGATGCTGCCACTAATGTAACACCAGCAGTCAATGCCATTGCTGCGAAACCAGTCGCTGCCGCAAAAGAACCAGTCAACATATAACCAGCAATTTGTGGTGCAAATATAGCAGCCGCAATACCTACAATCGCTTTAACCTTACTTCCCATTGTTAATCCTCATAATTAAGCAATCCTTATTCAATGTCTTATGCTCTACACGTTCCAAATCTTCGTTATACACCCAGTAAGTGAATCTATTTATAGCAACACCAACTGATTTACGTGTAAGCACTATATCGTCTTTTTTAGCATCTTTCACTACACGGCAAAAACTTCTAAAGAAACCGATATGTTGTCTTTTCGCTAAGAACCTCTTTTCATCTTTTACATATAAATCCATATTATCAACATCAAGCGTGTAATCACCCCAGCCATTTGGCAAGGCATAACGCACGTTTAAATACTTAATTACTACTGTGAAACAATTAACCATTACGTGTTTTGTCTGCCCCAGTATATAACGTCATTAATAGCATCTACAATTGATGTAAATTCATTCTGATTATAAGTCCTTGATGGGTATGCTTTAGACCAATTAGCAAAATGAGTTGTAATTGAAGCACTTAATACTTGCTCAGAAGCACTAAAAGTATCAATAATGCCACCAAACAATACCCAAACATCTTTATCAGTAATAACATCTAAGTCTAATTCTGGGTATGTGCTTAAATTATCACCAATACCGTAATCATAAGTATCATCAGCAATAACCTCTGCTGGTGGTGTATAAGCAACTCGTGTAATTGATGCTCTATTATTACGCCATTCAGATGCTAACGCTTCATTAGATAAAGCACTATTCACATTGTCAATTGTGATATTGATCGTATCAGCACTCATTGAAAAATCTTCACTCAATTTATCAAAGGTAATAGCCAAAGGCGTGTAATCGTTAAGGTTGTAATCAACGAATATATCGTGATCTGTGAACCTTAATGTTTCTTGAAATGTACCATCTAAGTTATACATATCAAATTCAAACAAATGTAATATTGCTAATTGCCTATCACTACGAGAATTATTAGTTATGGTTTTCATAATTTAACCTCTAATATATCAGCACGACATTGATATAAACCATCAACACGCTTTTGATATTGGAATGAATCCTTATTGAATCTGGCATTTGATACAGCATCAGTTGCCGCTCTTGTAACGTAATCATTCTGGCTAACAATATAGTCAGTATCCATATAAGGCAAATCAACTGTAACAGATGTGCCAAATTCTGGCATACCAAACTCACCCATAATTCCAGAGTTCTTACGATAGAAAGTTAATAACGTTAAAAAGTTACTTTCATTCAATAACCAATTAAGAGTCCAAGCACGTTTCAATCCACCCTTGTTTCTGGCGTGTCTTGCTGACTGACCAATGTTTGAGAATATCGCATTATTGAAATACTTTAAATCTGCTGAATAAGGTTGAGCAGTTGTTAATACATTCAAAAAACTATCGTCAGATGATGCTGAACGTGTGTAACTACTTGTTTGAGCGAACTGGCTTTGATACTCAGAGTAGTTAAAGAATACCGAAGTAACCAATGTAATCTTTCCAGAATACAACATATCCGCTGCGTTAATCTTAAACTGATAATCTTTAAACACCCAAACAGCAGAATTTAACCCCATTAACTCTGGTCGCATATCAATACGTGATATTTGATTCAAGATATAGTCAGACTGATTCTCTAAATAATCATTATCAACATATTGAGTAATAGATGCTTCATCATCTAAATCAAGAATGAATGTGCTTGAGTTGTTATTCTCATAAGCAGAGCGTAATAATTCATAATCACCAAAGGTTAATCCACGATATGAAATAGTCATTTCAATTGATGGAATAGATGAAGTTACAATCCTTTGTTCAGTTCCAGAATCAAACGGAATTGGGTTGCCTTGCTTAGACCATTCCTCTATCTGGTAATGATGGTTCTTAACCAGTAGGCTTGTTGTAAGATTATTCATTAGACTACTTGTTTAATCGTTTGTCTAACTGTGCCATTAGTTTGTAATGAACGATTGATAATGCCCTCAATAACGTGCTTATTACCAACCAGATAATTGTTAAATGAAGCAGCATCAATTGCTTGAACATTAAAGTTAATTTCGGCTTGGGTTACATTGCCACCACCACCGATAGGCATACCAGCGTTCATAGCATCAATTACTTGTGGATTTCTTGAAGCACCCATACGATTAACTACCGCTTCGCCCACTTGTAATTTAGCCATACGTTCATCTGATTTAAGACCGTTGTGGAATGATGGAACAGATGCCCTACCAATAGCACCACCAGTATGTTTAACTTCTGATGTGCCAGTATGTGAAGATAACCCAAAAAAACTACCTAATGGGGTAACAACCCTTTGCATAATTGCCATTTTTAACAATTGAGCAACAATAAATTTAGTCAAATCACTAAACGAAGTTTTAGCACCCATTACCATATTGGTTAAATAATCACCAATAGCATTGGCAGCACTCTTACCAGCAGACTTCCATTGTTCAGCAGATGATTTAACAGTACCAGTTGCTTCTCTCCAACCAGCACCAAATGATTCTAAATCAATACCCATTTCTTGGATTTTAAATTTCAAATCAGATAAGAAATTACTTGTATCTGTACCACCAACAATATCTATCGTTAATTTATTACTCTTTATCTTTCCTAATTCTTCGTTAATTCCTATTAACTCTTTTTTATACTCAAAGATTTTCTTTTTATTATCAGAGCCGTATAATTTTTCATCTTGCTCAAGAACACTAATACCTAATTCAAGCCATCTTTTACGTTCTTCATTGGTTTCATTAAAGATTCCAGACAATCCTAATACGCCTAAATGTAAGCGTTTTAATAACAGATCAGAAGCACCAAGCATCTTATTGAATAATCCTAAAGCACCAGATTCAGTTGCTAAAGTTACAATTGTATCACCAAGAGATGAAGCCGCATTATCCATAGCGCCAAGCGTTTCTTGATATTCTTTAAATGTAGATGAGTCCATCTGGGATTGCGATTCAGCAACAACATTGTTCACAAGTTTTAGTTTTTCTTCAAGAGAAACCGCTTTTAAATCAATATTATCAAACTGAACACCCATCTTGGCATATTGTTGTTCAAGTATATCAACTACAAAACCTTGTGCTTCGCCAGTAGAGTTAAGCATTACCAAGTTATCGTGCAATGTTTCAGCATCTTCATGTGGGAACGCATAACCAAGAGCAATGGCTTGTTTAGCCAACGCTTTCATTGAATCTTCAGATAGTCCAGCAGTTTTAGCAGACTTTAAGAATCCAGCAACTTGTTCTGCTTGAATGTCAGTTGCTAATGCTGTTTCTTTTGCCCAGTCTTTTTGTGCTTGTGTTAAGCCAATTGAAGCACGTTCAAATGTTGCCGCCTTATTAACTGATAAAGCCATAGCCGCACCAACAGCAATCCAACCCGCTTTCATCTTGGTAAGCATACCGTCAGTATCTTTACCCGTTTTTTTAGATGTTTTGCCTAAGTCTTTGGTTTTGGTTTCAACGCCTTTAATTGCTTTCTCAGCTGGTTTGCCTTTAGCAATAATCTCAATTTCAATCTTTTCAGTTGCCATTATCTACCTCTTTGTTAGCATCAATCTTGTATGCCAATAGTGTACCAATTTCAGACATTGGCAATGAGTTAATTTCGGATATGGTCTTATGAAGTTCAAAGGCAAGAAATGCCTTAGCCTTTAGCCATTCATCTTTTTTAATACTTCTTGTTGTTCTTCAACAATATCAGATACAGATTTAAGACCCATAATAGCAGCCAAGTAACTGGCTGTTTCATAAGTAATATTATCTTTAATCCACTTAACCTTGGTTAAATTGTTAAAAACACGTTCACCCTCTTTATTGAGTAGTTGAAAGTAGATAATATGGCAACGCAGTAAATCGTCATCATAGTACGTTAAGTCAGTAGTCGAACCATCTGCTTCCTTAATTGTTTTCGTCTTTTTAGATAACTCTAACGCTCTTGCGTGGTCATCACCAGACATAATACGGTAATAGATTTGATGAACCTTACCACCAACTACCATATCAGCCGAACGAATATCTGTGCTTTCTTTTTCTAATGCTTTTAATAATTTATTCATAGTTTATAAATAAAAAAAAGGGGAACTTAATCCCCTTAAAATTATGCGATTGTTAATGCCGCAGTTCCCTCAAAATTAAAGGTAACTTCTACAATACCGTTCACATCATTTGTAACGCTTTGACTCGTAATGATTGCTTCACCAGAATACTTATCGTATGAGCCAGTACCACCGCCCATTTGTAAGTCTAAAGTAACGCTTGAACCGCCAGTTAAGCCAGTTTGTAACGCACCCTCTGCTGTGCCAGAAGCATCAAAGATAGCCGTAATAGAACCAGACCAACCGTTTAAAGTTGCTGTGGATTCTTTCCAGCCAGATGAACCAAAGTTTGTAGTATCAACAGTTTCTTGTGAAATGTCTAAAGACCACGACTTAGCGTTGCCCATAGCACCAGTTTCAACCGTTACACTACCCGAATATCCTTTAATAGCCATTATGTAACTCCTATTTTAGTTGTTGTAAATGTAATCAAATAACCACGCTCTTGCTGTTCAACAGCAACAACCGCTTCCTCAATTCCCTCACCTCTTGTAGCATCAAGAATAGCTTTCATCTTTTTGTCGGTATATAACCTTTCATCTAAATACAATTCGTATTCTTCTAAATGGTCATACACTTGTTCGGCAAATGTTGAACGTTCTTCATTAATGCTATAAGCCTTGATAGACTCTCGGAATTCACGGTTGTTAAGCGTGTCATTCTTTGTCAATTTATAGCCTTTTGATTTAAGCAGACTAATCATTTTGTCAATACCACTTGATTAGACTGTTTCTTCTCAGCTTCTTCAATCGTACCATCTTCATCAGTATCGTAATCAGCCTTTAACGTGGTCAACTCACTTTCGTAGTTTTCCTTAAAGACTAAGTAAGATTCGTGATAAATATCATCAGTATCAGCATCTTGTCGTTTAGCCATACAGATTAACTCTAAGCACTTGGTCAAATGAAGTTCTTTCACTTGAGCAGTTGTTAAGAATAAATCAATGTCTAACCCTCTATTACGCAATTCGTTCTTGATAATGTCATAAGCACGATCAATATAAGTTGTGTAATCAAGAT